TGTCGGCCCGGTCGCGCTCCACAGTACGCGCCGTTTCGAGCGTGTCGCGGGATTCTCTGATCTCGGCATAGCGTGCATCCTTGCTCGCCACAACCTCGTGATGGTAGGTGGTGAGCGCCTCGATGGCGAAAGTGTGCTGCGCCTTGAGGTCAGCAACACGAGCATCGTAGGCGGTTTGGGCCGGGCGACTGAACTGGATGCGGCCAGTGGCGAGAGCGAGAATCCACGGCGCCGGCGAAAGACCGAGAACGCCGATGATGCCGACGAGACCCTGCCACCATTGAATGTCGATGACGACGCCGTTGATGGTCATGCGAACAACTCCACGATCACGATTCCCGCCGACCCTGCTCCACCGTTTTTGGCACTAGAACTTGCGTTCGCGGATGCGCCACCACCCCCGGCGCCGTATCCGGTTGCTGGGTTTCCGACGTGTCCAGTAGAACTCGCTCCTGTATAGGCCCCAGCACCGCCGCCGCCAAGTGATGAGGAACCCCCGCCGCCGCCGATGCCAAGAGTGTTCACTCCGGCACCCATCCCGCCTGGAGCCCCGCCGCCCTGTATGTCGCCAGCAGTCCCCACACCACCGGCGCCGCCAAACCCAGAAACCTCAAGAGCGCTGTTAGTTCCAGCGCCGCCGCCCGTGCCTCCTGTCGCTACAACGAGAGTGCCAAATGAACTGCTCCCGCCGTCCCCACCACTGGCTCCCCCGGTCCCTCCTGCTCCAGCCGCGCCGATAGTGACGGTGACACTAGACGACAAGCCTGCAATGTCTGTGATGAATGATTCTGCCGGACCGCCCGCGCCGCCGCCTCCCGCCGCTGCGTGATTGGATACACCGACAGCCGGGCATCCACCGCCGCCAGCGCCACCACCGATGACGTGCACCCCGATGGCTCGCAGCCAGGGGTAGCTCGCCTTGGAGAATGTACCGCCCGCCGTGAACGTCACGAGATGCCGCATCCCTAGCTGCGGTGGCGTGCCGATGGTGCCGATGATGACGAGCGTCTTGCCGAGCGGGATGAGTGCCACGCGGTCACTCGCGGCGACCTGGCAGTTGATGAGTGTGTACGCCTTGGTGCTCGTCGTGGTCTCACCGTCGAACTTGACCTTGGCCGGGCCGGCGCCAGTGTAGGCCGCATCGACGGTGCCCATTTTGGGGGGGCGATCCTGGGCAGGCGCTCGCGTGCCGGCAGGCTGCTGCGTGTAACCACGCACGGCGTCGAGGAAATCCTTGGCTTTGCTCATACGTTCACAACCCGCCGCACCGAGTGTTTCATCTTCCCGCCGACCACCATGTCATAGCTCCACGCGGTCTCGCTGAACTTGTCGGCGAGGCCGAGCCCGTCGATGCCGAGGCTGAGCACGTCGCTATTGCCGTGCATCGGCATGAGGGCGGTGGTGAACTCGACGGTTTCGTAGACCTGTGAGGCGTCGAACATTGCTCGAGCGGCTTGAGCGTCAAGGGTCGTTTGGTCGGGTGCGGATGCCGCGGTGCGGAAATCGACGATGCTGCGCCCGCGGCTCATTGTCGAGGTGGGCGACAGCGGGTTACTATTCGTCACCGTTGAGGTAAGCACGCTTTGGTCGGGCTCGCTGATGGTGAGCACGATGACGTTGGGGATCGCGAACAAGTCAAGCGTGTCGTCGATTTCGTCAGTGATGACCGAACTGGAATCGGTGGCGTAGGTGTACTCGCTCGGCCGCACCGTCGGGCTCTGATAGGGCTTGACGACCAGCACGCCGTTCTCGTCGAACGTGACGCTTTCGTAGTTGATGGCGCCGAGCAGGTCGTTGGCAATGGCCAACTTGCTCGTGCCGGGGTCATAGTCGAGCGCGGTGGGCACGGTCGACGCGCTCGGGGTGATGTTTACCGTGTAGGCGCCACCGAGCAACGTGACGAGAGCATCGGTATACGCAACGCTGGCAGCGATGGTGTAGCGGGTGAGCACCTTGTCGTCGGTGAGCACTTGTAGCTGGTCATAGGCGTCGATGCTGCGGTTGACGGTGATGCCATTGGGGTCGAGCACGCGCTTTGGGGTCGAGAGCAGAAAGACGCCTTGGGGCCATTCGACGAAACCGCCATCACGCATCGCAAGACGCACCCACGGCCTAATGCGGTCACGCGCGTAGTTGATGGCCGACGTGTCGCGCAGCGTGAACTTGGCGGTGCGCTTGATGTTGGCCAGTGCGTTGTTGGCGACCGAGCACGCCACCATCGTCGTGATGGGCTCGATGTAGTTGTTACTCGAGTCGAGACGATCGAACCTGAACGACACGACACGCGGGCCGTACTTGCCCGTCAGAGCGGCGATGACATCGGCATTGGCATAGACGCCAGCAGGGTCGAGGGCTTGCACTACACGGCCTCGCTGTAGTCGATCCGAGTGACCTTGAGGGTGACCTCGCTGCCCCCGTCGGCGGCGTCGGTGATGCCGGGCGCGTCGGCCAGGGCGCCGAATACTATGCGGCTGCGATTGTCGCGGTACACGAATGCACGACGGTTCAGGTAGAGATTGCGCAGGTACTCAACCGCGGCGTCGTGCGAGGCATCGATGGGGATGCGGATAGCCACGCTGACGCTGCGCTCTGCGGGCGTGCCGAACTCGATGAGTGGATTGGTGCGGCCTTGCAGTTGAGTCTTGGCCGATGCGATGGCGGTTTGCTCGGTGCGCGTCTTGGTGTAGAGATAGTTCACCTCGGATGCGTCAGGGGTGAGCGGGTCGTAAATCCACACGCCCATGAGCAGCGGCGCAATGCCGACCGCGATGTCGGAGCTCGCCGTGGTCACGGGGGTCGCGTTGGCCGAGGCCACGATCTGATAGTCGTAACTCTTGCCCGAAGCAACGGCGTGGTCGTTGTACGTGCCATTGGCCACTATGACAGCGACCCGCACAAAGGCGTCGGTGGTGCCGCTTGCGCGTCGGTACACGCCGTTACTGAGCACGGCGGGGCGCGAGCCCGTGGGTGTCGGGTTGGTGACGGTTACGATGATCTTGCTGCCGCTCGGGGTGAGCGTGAGGGTCGGCACGTCGGGCGATGCGAACGACGGCGTGACGAGGCGCGTGGTGGTGACGGTCGGCGTGCCGGGGGCGTTGGTGATGATGCTGACCTGAACGCTGTACTGGACATCGCTGAGCATTCCGACGACGGTGTAGTTGCCGACCGTCGAGGCTTGCATCGTGGTGTCGAGCAGCACGCTCGCGTCACTGACGCGGATGACGAGCACGCGGCGCTGCGTCTGCGTGTACCCGTTGACCTGCGTGTACGTCCACACGATGGGCACGCTCGAGGTGTTCACGCCGGCCACGTTGTCGGGCGTCGGTGAGGTAATGGTCAGCGTACCGATGGCGGTCGGGTTGAGGTTGCTGTACGCCGACCACGCGCCAACGTTGCCGAGCGCGTCGGTGGTGCGGGCGCGCCAACGGTAGGCGGTCGCGTTGACGAGCGTGTTGGCGCCCATCGTGTAGGCGGTCGCGCTGCTGGCGACCGCACCGGTGGCCACGACGTTCACGTTGTCGCTGACTCGCTGCACCTGAACCTCGTAAGCGGTCTCGGTGTCGAGCGGGTTGCTGTCACTGACGGTCCATGCGAGGTCTTTGCTCTGCGTAGCGTCGAACCCGGTGATGAGCACGAGCACGGGCGCGTTGGGCGCGAGGTTGCCCGTCGTGTCGACGTAAGCGGCGGTGCTCTTGGTGCCGGTGAGCAGGTTGGCGGCCGTGACCATAACGCGGCGCTCGTCGACCGGCCCCTGCGGCACCCTCACGGCGCCGTTGGTGCTCGAGGCGGCCCCGAATGCCGCGGTGAGCACTGAGGAGGCGGTGGCGGCGTAGGTGGCCGGCGAGACATCGACGAATGACAGCGACCGCGCGCCGGCGGTGCTATCGACGAAATAGGCCGTGACGACGTTGGACACGACGTCGGTGTACGTGTCCCATTGGTCGGTGAACGAGCCACCGAACGCGCCCGCGCCGGCCAGAGTGCTCGAGCCAAGACTCGAGCCGCTGGTCGAGTAGAACGACCACGCGAGCGCGCCGGCCGACACGGTGAACACGGCAAACGCGGTGGCGCTGACGCCAAGGATGCGCGCCCACGGTGAGGTGCCGACGATGTTGGCGCCGTCGGCCGCCTTGACGACGCCGGTGATGACCCCGTTGACAACATCAACGACGCCCCACGAGTTGCCGAGCAGCGCGAGGCGGGTGCCGCCACGCTGCAAGAGGGCAACGTCAACGTGGCCCGTATTGGCGCCCGTCGTCGGTGCTGCGCCCATGAATGCGGGGTCTGACCCCGAGGCAAAAAACATCGTGCCTGTGCCGGCGGCGACCGCGGCAGGGTCGATGAGGGCGTAGCTGAGCGAGCCCGCCGCCAGGGTGCCGGCGCGACGTGCGAGCAGCATGATGCTCGGGATGGGCGACCCGCCCGAGCCGGCCACGTACTGGCCCGCGAACTCGATGAGCGAGTCGCCTGTCGAGGGCAGCGCTTGGCTTAGTGATGTCGGCGCTGACCATACGGTCGGTGCGGTGCGCGCGTACCGCTTGACAAGCACGGTGCTGCCATCGTCACCGCGGCGACCGACGATGTAGATGTTGCCCGACGGGTCGAGCACGAGGGCGAGGTTGCGCGCACCGCCTGGCGCGGCGTGATTGGCCGCCGTGGCGTCAATAGGCACGTTGGCGATGCTCGTGAACGTCGAGGCAGCGCCCATCGGCGTGTAACCGAGCGTGATGGTGGGCGTGCTCGCGCCATCGCTACGCAGCTCGATTTGGTAGCCATCGAGCGTGTGCGCCGAGGCTCCCCGCACGAGACCGAGCGCCGTGCGTGTCGGGACCGTCGCCGATACCGTGGCTGATGCTGCCGAGGTGCCGATGGTGTTGACGGCCTTGACGCGGGCGTAGTAGAGCGTGCCCGGCGTGAGCCCCGTGATGGTCTTGGTGGTCTTGGTCGGGTCGAGCAGCGCGAACGTCGAGAGCACCGTTGCGAAGTTATCCGTTGAGAGCTCGACGGTGTACGAGGTGATGGTGCCGCCAGGGCTGACCCAATCGACCTCGAGGCGGCCAGCAAACGCGGTGGCCGCGGCGCCAGTCGGGGCGCTCGGTGCGGTGCCGATGACGAGCGACACGCTGCTCGAGCTTTGCGACCACGTGGCGGCCGCGGCGGTGGCGGCGTTCTCGGCCTGTAGGCGGAAGTAGTACGTTGCCCCGCCCGTCAGGCCGCTCGGGATCGTGTAGGTGCCGACGTTGCCGACCTCGACCGAGGTGACGCCCGTGGCAAACGTCAGATCGGTGCTGTATTGCAGGCGGTAGCCCGTGATGGCCAGGTCGCCGTTGTCGGCCGGCGCCGACCATGAGACCGTGGCGCCCGTGGCGCCTGATGGCGAAACCGCGGGGGCGGTTGGGGCGGTCGGCACGCTGCCATAGGTGAATTCAACGTAGAGGGCGCCGTCGGTGCGGTCGAGGCCGTTGTTGTCGTGCGTGTTGCCGGAACCGCCGCGACCGAAGTAAAACGAGCCATCACTCGTGATGCGGAATGTTCCCGTGCCGCCCTCGGCCAGAAAGGCGCAACCGTTTTGGGAGGTAAGGACGGCCGAACTCTGTGCGGAGTCGGAAAACGGACCAACGCCCGTCTTGCCGTCGATGCCGTAGCTCATGGTGCGCGTGCCGCCACGCCCGGCGAGTGAAGTGCGCAACTTGGTGTTATAGGCCCACGTATGCCCGTCGAGCGCAACGTTGCGGCCGTTGGGCAGCGGAACGCCCGTGCTGTAGACGTAGCCGTCGGTGAAGCCGGTAACCGAAGTGTTGACGCCGCCGTAGCTTGACACGCTCATGCTGCGGCCTTTCCGGTGCCGGGCCCGCTACGCGCGACCTGCGGCAGCTCTTTGACCATATCCACGATGTCGGTGATGTCGTCGATGCTCGAGGCGTCGAGGGTGATGCTCTCGATGGTCACGTAGGTATCGCCACCGCTGCTCGAGGTGAACGAGGGCGCACCGTTGGTGGTGATGCCGGCACCGCCGCTGATGTTCACCGATGCGCTGACACCGAGGGCCCTGGCCGCATCGCTGACGATGCCCGTTGAGTCGGTGATGCCGATAGCGAGACCCTGGCCGAGCATCGCGCCCACCTCGTCGCGCATGAGCGTCGAGGGCGAGTGGATGCCAAAGAATCCCTTGATCTGATTGACGATGCCCGAGGCGAACCCCGAGATTTTCGACCAAATCCACGGGCCGAGTGCGCTGATGCCTTGCCATAGGCCCTGAATGAGGTCGCCGCCCGCCTTGGCGAGTTGGCCGATGACCTTGGGGTCACCAAACGCCTTGACGATGCCAGTGATGATGTCAGGCACCGCCTTGACGATGGCGATGATGATGGCAGGCAGGTCGGTGACGAGGGAAACGAGCAGCTTGACGCCTGCGAGAATGAGGTGCTCGAGGGTGCTTGGGTTTGTGATAGCGAGAAGTAGGCCGGTAACGATTTTGGGGATGGCAGCGACGAGGCCGGTGATGATGTCGGGCAGCGCGCCGACGAGGGCGAGAAACAGGTCGATGCCGGCGTCGATGAGTAGCGGCAAGGAGTCCATCAGAAAATCGATGATGCCAACGATGAGCTTGGGCAGCGCCTTGACCAGCGAGGGCAGCGCCGCGATGATGCCGGTGGCCAAGCCCATGATGAGGGCGAGGCCGGCGTTGAGCAGCGCGGTCAGGTTGCCCGGCCCGAGCAGGGTGGTGAGCAGGTTGATGATGCCGGTGACGACCTGGGGGATGAGCGTGGGCAGCGAGGTCGTGATGCCGGTGACGAGGGCGAGCACCACGTCGATGCCGGTCTGCATGAGCATCGGCAGGGCACCGATGAGCCCGCCAACGAAACCGAGCAGGATGGGCACAGCCGCCTCGACGAGCTGCGGCGCGTTGTCGACGATGGCGTGCAGCACGGTCATTACAATCTGCCCGGCGACCGTCAGCAGCGAGGGCAGCAGGGTGACTAGTGACGAGACAAGCGAGCCGATGGCCGAGCCAATGGCAGGCGCGATGGCGGTGAGCACGGTGCCAAGATTGGTGGCCAGCTTGCCGACGGCCGGCGCGAGGTTGTCGACCTGGGTGATGAGCGCCTTGCTCGCCTTGTCGACTTCCCCCTGCGCACCGTCAACCCCGTTCACGAGGTCAACGAGACCGCCGAGCAGCGGGTTGATGCCGTCGTTGAGTACGCCGGTCAGGGCGGGCGTGAGGCTCGAGACCATCGCCCCCGAGAGGATGCGCGCACCGTCACCCGTGGATGACCACGCGCCGGTGAGCGTCTTGGCGCCCAAATCCATCGAGCCATAGAACATGCCACCTTTCGAGGTGGCCTCGACCATTGCGGCGTTCACCTCGTCGAACGTGACTTTGCCCTGACTCATCCGGGTGCGCAGGTCGGTCATGCTTTCGCCGGTCTTGGCGGCGATGATGGGCAGGGGGTTGAACCCCTGATTTATCATCTGCAAGAGGTCTTGGCCCATCAGGTGCCCGTTGCTTTGCACCTGGCCGAACACGAGCGCCAGACCGCTCAGTTTCTCTTGATTGCCTTGGCTGATATCGCCGAGCATCTTGAGGTCGGGCAGCAGGGCGGCGTTGGTCGTGCCGAATGACAAGAGCGTCTGTGACGCCGAGGCGAGACCGCTGATGGTGAACGGGGTGGCGGCGGCGAACGCTGACAGCTCTTGCAGCTTGTCGTGTGCGGCGTCGGCGCCGCCGAGCAATGGCGTGAATGCGGCTGTGTAGTTTTGCATGGCCGCGTCGAACTTGACGCCGTTGGCCACGATGGCGCCGACGCCCGTGGCAACGGCCAGGGAGGCCGCGCCGAGGGCGACCGCCGTGACCTTGCCGACCGTGAGCAGGCCGCGGCCGATGCCCGTGAGCAGGTTGTTGCCGAGCGTGTTGCCGCTGCCGACGAGACCGCCGGCGCCGTGCTCAACGTCGCGGCTGATTTGGCCCGGCACGCCCTTGGCGTCGGCGGTGACCTCGACGACGCCCTCAGCGACCAGCACGCTCATGGGGCGCCGCCTGTGTCGTGCCCAATCCAATCGTCGGCCACGATGGGCGAATCGACGATGGGCGCGGTGCCCCGCTCGTCGAGCTCGCGGGCACGCACCCGCATCACGCCAGGGTATGCCGCGAGGCGTTCAGCGCGCTCGAAGTAGAGGCCGGCGGGCATGGTCGTGCGGGCATCGTCGACTCGGTGGAATGCCGACATATCACTGTCGATATCCTCGAGGTAGTCGAGTGCCCACACGATCTGTTCCGCCCTCTTTCGTAGCGCGCTTAGGCTTTTCCCAGGCCACCGAGCGCGCGCTTGGCGACCGCCTGAATGACTGCCTGCATAGTCGCCTGCGCGATGTCAGGGTCGGGCTCGGCGCTCAGCTCGACGACGAGCGCGTCGTAGCCCTCAACGCCGAGCGCCAACTCGAGCAGCCACGAAGCGGCGAGGTCGGCGTTTTCGCGCGCCCGGCGCAGGTAGTCAAGCGCGAGACCGGGGTTGGTCTTGGCCGGCATCGTGAACGTCGTGGTGATGGTGCGCTCATACGGGTTGACGGTGTTCTCGTCATCCTCGGAGCTGCGCACCGCCTCGAACTCGTCGAACGCGGGGTTGGGGCGCACCACGGTGAACACTGGCGCGCGCTCGGTGCTGAGCGCCCACGGGGGTGCGTCGGTGTGCTGAAATTCGGTGATGTCTTGTGCCATTGTCTTGCCTTTCTCGGGGGTAATTTTTCGGGGGCCGTGGGGCGACCGCTGGCAACGAAGCAACCGACGGGCGCCCCACGGGGTCTAGCTGATGGCGTCCTCAATGACAGCAGCGCGAATCGAGCTGCTGACGTAGTACGCCTGGAAAGTGACGGGGATGAGGGTCTCGCCATCTTTCTTGTACGCCATTTCGACGCTCGCCACGCTGAGCACCTTGCGCACCTTGATGCGCCGGCGGAATCCGCCCGGCGCGGTGCCGTCGATGATGAGCGCGTAGAACGTCGGCAGGAATCCGCCGTTGGCGAGCCCGTCGTCGATCTGCAAGAGACCGCTCGCCGGCGCCGAGTTGCTGATGCCGATGGCGAGGTTGCCGAGGGTGGCCTCGGCCATGACGGTCTTGATGGTGACCTTGCGCATCGTGCGGCGTGAGTCGGCCGCGATGACGAGCTGGTCGACCTCGAGGTCGCTCCACGTGTCGGCGATGGCGAGCGTGATGCCTTCCTTGGTGCCGCCAACGTCGGTCCACCCGGTCGATGGTGCCGCGCCGGATGCGGCGCCCGCGATGCTGGTGGGCTCGGCGTTGCCGACGGCGCCCGTGTAGAGCGTTGCCGGCCCTTGGATGAGGTTGGTGGTCGTGACGGCCATTTACTCATTCCCCTCGTCGTCGTGATAGATGAGACCCTGCCGCTCGAGGTCGAGCAGCTCGGTCTCACCTCCGATGAGCTCGGTCTCGATGTCCGGGCTGATGGTGAGCCGCACCTTGATGGGCTCGAGTGCGGCGTCGTTGACCGCGGCGGCGAGCGGGTGCTCGGCCTCGGCTGGCGGCGCAGGAGCGGCCGCGGGCTCGACGGGCGGCGTGGTGCCGTCGCCAAGCTCGGCGGTGTCGTCCGTCTTTGCCATTGGCGTGTTCCTTTCTTGCGTGATGTCGAGCGCGGCGGATGCTGCGCCCCCTTGGCCTGTCATGGGCGCACCCAATCGATGGCGAGGTCTACGGTGACGCGAGCGTAGCCGCTCGGGTCATTCTCGACACGGGTGGGCTCGCTGATGAGGTACGCGGCGAGCACGCGGGCCGTGTCGTGATTGTTCGGCAGGGCGATGGTGAACGGTGAGGCGACCACGATGTCGGCCTGGTCGGCGATGCCGTGCAGCCCGTACACGTTGCCGCGATCCTCGTGCGCGATGCGGATGCGCTCACCGAGGTCGTCGGCGCGGTTCCATAGCGGCTTGTTGCTGCTGCCGCCGGCCGATGCCCACGTGTCGACCTGGAACTTGGAACCGCGGCGCTGCGGCACGTCGATGTTTGCACCTCCCGCGATGAGCGGGCGACACGTGATGAATCCGCCATCGACGGTCTTGGTAGACGCCCACGAGAGCGTGCCGCCGTCGGGTCTCGGCAGGTCGGTGGCGACCGCATCGAGGCCGAGCACGGCCTTGAGCCATGCAACGCCGACGAGGGATGCGGTAGCGGGCCAGTTAGACACGACGCCCCCCACCCGTGATGCCATGCAACGGGTCGAGCGGGCCGTTGGCGTTGAAATCGCTACCCGTGGTCTGCAAGAGTGCCGGGCGCAGGTAGGGCTGCGCGGCCATACGCGAGGTGCCGCGCTCGACGAATGTGGCGTAGTCGACAAGCCCGCCGCCGGCGGTGAGGGTGCCAATGAGCGTGCTGCCGCGCTCGGTGACATCGGTGCGGATCGTGTCGTGCAGCGCCCACGTGCGCTTAGGTACGAGGCGCTGAGCGCGGCGGCCCATCGCGTTCATCAGGTTGGTGAACTTGGGCTTGATCTGACGGTTGAGCTCGGCGGGCGCGACGACGCGGGTGATGCGCAGCTTGAGGCGCATTGCACTCATGGCGTTCCCTCGTCGGTCTCGTCGTTCGGTACTGCTGGCCGCCTTGTCGGCGGTGGTCTTTGGGCGTTACGTCGTGAGGGCCAGCTCGAGCCTAAGCCCTGACTGGCCGGCGAGAGAGCGCGGCACGCGCGTGCTCGAGGTGATGGGATACACGACGCCGGTACGGTCGTCGCGTATGCGGTCACCGTTCTGCAGCGTCCACGCAGGCGGCACGATGCACTCGAGGTAACGCATCTCGCGCCACATGCTCGTGTCGGGGTCTTGTACGCGCTTGCTGCGCTCGATGAGGCTGATGGGCGCGTCGGTCATTCCGGCGACGGGCACGGCATTGTCGTCAATCGTGTCACCGTGGCCGCCCGCGTCGTTCGCGGTGGCCCGCATGACGCTGCCGCGTGTGGTCGCTGAGTACGTCACAGCGGCCCCCACGGGGCTTGTGCGTCGCTCGAGTCGGCGAGCGCGTTGTAGCCAAATCCGCCGCTGCTGCCGTTGGCGTCGAATGCGGCATCGATGGCCGCCTCGATCTGCTCGAGGCGGCGGTTGTAGCGGCCATCGCGGAAATCGAGCGGATCGACGCGCTTGTCGAGGTTGATGGCGCGCATGCCGCGCCACGAGAGGCGGCGCAAGCACTTGCGGGCCATCGGGGAGAGCACGAGGGCGTCGGGCCCGTAGTTGGCGATCTGGCCGTCTTGCTGCGCGATGGTGACGTTGTTGCGCTCAAGGAAATCGGCCTGTGCAATGATCCACGGTGTCTGATAGGCGACCGCCTGGCCGAGCCAATACAGGTCTCGCCCGTGCATGTCGGTGCGCGGCACCGATTCGATGAGGCCGGTGAGCGCTTCGATGCTGGCGGCGGCCTGCGCG